AACCGTTGCGGCTCTCACGCCAAGTATTGCGACAGTTGTTATTGGGATTGGCTCAAAGCCGGGAAACCAGAATGAGGGAAGGTCCATTCTGGGACGACCTCATGGAGGCCAACCCCGACGCCGTCATCTTTGACGGTCCCGGCCCGCAGGACTTTTTTGACTCTTGCATCGTCGGCTACGGGTCCCGCATCAACATGTCCCCTGTGCTGGTTTACGACGAGAACAAGATGATCGAACGCATGATGTACGGCGGCGACGGCATGTCCTATGAGGACGCTGTTGACTATCTGTCCTTTAATACGTTCGGCGCATGGCTGGGTGAGGGCACACCGATGATTCTGAGGGCCTACTCTGCCTAGCCGTTTCGGTGAGACAAACTAACTAGGTCACATCCGCCATCAAAGGAGGTGCCTAGTTATCGCCGGGACCCCCGTTGTGGGGGTCCCGTGCGCTTACACTGGAGATACATGGCACGACGGCGAAAAAAGCAAGACGATCGAACAAAGACAGCGCGTCTGGTGCGCTTCTTTGGTGGTCCCTGCGATGACACAACTATGTGGCTCGCGTTGCCACTACCTCCCCGGCTGAAACTCGATATGGGGCGTGCCCCCTATTTCCAGATCGAGGCGGGGAAGGCTGAATACGAATATGATTCCGAGCGTGAGTATCTGCCATCGAATAGGTGGTCGCCTCCTACCACGTCAGGGCAGTCAGGCAACGTAGGCTAAGAGCATGTCTGCTTCGACCGCTCTTTGTATTTGGGCTATCCCCACCCTCCTTGTGGTGCTTTTCGGCAGGCAGTTGCCCCTTGATCCGCGGGCACGGCTTGCAGCGGGGGCACTGGTTTCAGGGACATCGGCGGGAATCGCTGGTGGGATGATGGTCGGCACCGAAACGGGCCTATTCGTGGCTTCGGCGTTGCTGATCTTGGTGGCGTTTCTAATGGGCTACGAGGGCTGATATGGCATTTCTGGACAAGTTCCGTTTCTCGGGACACGGGCAAGATGGTTGGCACCGCGATGGGGAGAAGGCGCAGTTTTTCGGCGCCAACATAAACGAGTACGGCGGCGCATCAAAGAACAAGGCGTACAAGGATGACTGGGACGTTGAACGCGCAGTCACCCACGGCAACGACCGTGTGACTTGGGTCTTCAAGAGCGTTTTCGCTATTGCGTCGAATGCGGCTCGTCTCCGTGCGTACATCGAGGATGAGAACGGGGAAGAACAGGGGAGCCACTCTCTGTTGCCGTTGTTGAATCGGAAGGCGAATGATTACCACGACGCTTACAATTTCCGGTTCCAGTTGTCGTCGCAGATCCTGCTGTCAAAGCGGGGAGCGTTCATTGAGGTGGTTCGCAACCGTTTAGATGAGGTAACGGCCCTGTATCTCTTGCCGCCCCAGAACACTTACCCGATCCCTGATCCGAAAAAGTTTGTGTCGGGATTCAAGGTTGAGATGCCTTACGGCCAGACTGATCGGATTATCCCGGCGGAGAACGTCGAATGGATTCGCATCCCGCATCCGATTGACCCTTACCGCGGGCAATCACCCTTGGAGTCGTGTGGTCTCGCTACCGAAATCGACTACTTCTCTCGGGTTTACAACCGAAACTTTATGATCAACGACGGGCGCCCCGGTGGCATCTTGATGGTCAAGGGCGACATGGACGACGATACCGCTGAAGAATTGCGGCGCCGTTTCCTCGGCTCCACAGGTTCAGCGCTTGGTGGCGCTGGCCGCTTGACGGTCATGGAGGCCGAACACGCTGCCTACTTCGATACGTCGACCACGAACCGGGACTCTCAATATTCGGAGTCGAAGCATCTCGCCAAGCAGGAAATTCTGATGGCGTTCGGTGTCCCTGAGTCCGTTATCGGCAACGCTTCTGATCGCACCTTCGCTAACGCCGATACGGAACTCGAAGTGTTCTGGCGGGAGACGATGCTTCCCCACCTGATACTGATTGAACGGTCTCTTGATCGCCTTGACGGTTCGGAGCAACTGACGGTCAAGTTCGACGTGTCCGATGTCGCGATTCTGTCTCGGGACGAACGGGAACGAGCGACGTTCCATCTTGAGGAACTCAAGGCTGGCAGTATCTCGATTGACGAATACCGTGCATTGACTGGCCGTGACCCTGTCGGGGCAGACCATCTGTGGGTGCAGGGCAACCTGATGCTTGCTGGTGCGACAGGCAAGACTCCTGTGGTGTCGCGACCCCTCGTTGTGGAGCCGTCAGGCGGCAACGGTTCAGCACCACCTGAGCCGGGTCCCCCGGTCACCGACCCTGTGGCCCCGGCCAACTCAGGCCCGGTCGCCATCGGTACCCCTGTCGGCGCTGTCGTGCCGTCGGGATTCCCCGGCCCGGTGCCCGTGAGAGCAGCAATGCCAGACGACGAGGTAAAGGAGAACGACCCCCGCCCTTTGTCGGAGACGAAGTGGGGGTTCCCATTCGGGGAGACGTGGGTCGATAGCAAAGAGGCGGGCCTAATCCGTCTGCGCCGCGACCAGCAGTTGGAGCGGTTGGAGAAATCCGTCGCTATCCAAATGACAGCGTTCTTCCAGAGGCAACGCCGCGTCGTGCTGGAGAAGTGGAAGTCCCGCAAGATCCGTGAAAAGGTCAACAAGGGCCACACGGTTGTCGTCGGTGAGGTTTTCGACACCCCGACATGGGATGGTCAGTTGACCGCTGATGCTCAGGCGTTCCTCGCCGCCGCGGTTGTTGATGGCGGTAATGAGGTTGCCCTGATGGTCGGGAAAGAACTCGACGCCGAAGACGGGCTGGTTGCCGCCGCGATTATCGCTGGCGTGGAGCGCATCAAGGAAGTCAACGCGACGACGCGCCGCCAGTTGGAGAAGGCCATAGCGGGTGGTCTCTCGAAGGGTGCGTCGGTGGATGACATCGCTGCCGACATTGAGGATGTGTTCTCGAAGGCAGTCAAGTCTCGGTCGCCGCTGACGGCTCGTACTGCTGTGTCGTTTGCTGTGAATGAAGGCCAGTTGATTGCAGCGACCCAGTCCGGTCTCACTTACAAGGTGTGGTTGTCGATGCAGGATGAGAAGGTGCGCCATTCACACACGGAGGTAGATGGACAAGCGCGTCCAGTGCGCGATTTCTTTGTTGTCGGTGGGAGTTTGATGATGCACCCCGGCGCTCCCACGGCCCCGATCACTGAAACGGCAAACTGCCGTTGTACGATGTTGTTCACGTCCAAGCCGGTGGTGGGCAGTTTGCTCGAATTTGACATCCCGACAGATGATTTACAGCGTGTCAGGACTGGAAATTCTATTGGTCGAGCCGTCGCAGCAGGCTTTGGATTGGCTGTTGCGGCCACCACAGGCAACGAACTAGGATAGTTGGCCTAGACGCTCCGCCACTAGAGCGGGCAGTGGTCATATCCTGTGAGAGAACATGGCTACAGGAGACCGCATGAATCTGGCACACAAGCAGGCTCGGGTAGACGCCAAGGCGCTCGACGATACTGAAGGCATCGTCGAAGCCGTGGTGTCCGTCACGAACATTGTCGACAACGTCAACGATGTCATTGAGCCGGGCGCGTATACGAAGACTTTAGAGAAGCGTGTCCCGAAGGGCGTTTGGTCCCATGACACGACCATCCCCGTCGCGCGCACAATCAAAGCCGTGGAACTCATGCCCGGCGACGAGCGTCTCCCCGACCACCTCCTAGCGAAGGACGCTGGCGGCGTTCTCGTCAAGATGCAGTTCAACCTCAATACCACCCGTGGTCGTGACGCCTATGAGGACATCAAGTTCTTCGGCCATGAGCAGGAGTGGTCGATCGGCTACTCGGTTCCCGAAGGCGAGTCGAAGACAACCGAAGACACCGGTACCCGGTACATCAAGTCGCTTGAGTGGTACGAATATTCACCCGTGCTGTTTGGAGCCGCCCCCGGTACCGCAACCGTTGGAGTCAAGTCGACTAAGGAGGTCGACTTCGCCGAGGAGGATGGCGAAGAGGCCGAGGAAAAAGGTCCGATTGCCAGCCACGCAGTCGGGTTTGCCGACGATCGGCCGTGGAACGCGGCGATGTACAAGAACGTCCGGTCTCCAGCCGACAAGGCTTACTACTCCAAAATCTTTGCGTATTTGGAGGACGGGGAAGATCCGACCTACAAGACGAATTACACCTTCATCCATCATTACGTTGCCAAGGACGGTTCGCCCGGTG